CCTTATTTACTATTGTTTTTAATATCAGTACGGATAGCCTCTTTAAACATAGCTTTAATTTTTTTCTCATTACGTTTAAGGGCTGGATACATATAAGGTTGTGCAACTTGTCCCTCAGTTCGGTAAAAGTCCTCGCCGTTAGGAGTGTACACCCACGGCGTAGAACGATAACTTAAACTTATGTCTTTATTAGGATAAGTACCATTACCTTTACTACCAGTACCAAACTCAACATAGGGAGCATAGCTAACATTTGTATAAACCTTGCCAATTATTGTTTTACCTTGAGTAATAACTTTAGGGTGTATACTACCAGCTAAATTACCAGTATCAACTGGGGCTAACGTTTTAGCTTGGGCGTGTACCAATAGGGTGGCTGTGTTCATAGTTTTTTTAACTTGCTCCGTTTGTGAGATATTATTTAATTTATGTATAAGACTATCTATACCTTTAATAGTTATTGACGCCATTTTGTCGCCACAATAAGGATATGACTATCACTTGGTAGTACATCTGTAACATTAAAAATAACATCATTGTATTTAATGATGTTATTTACTCTAATATTAGTATCAATACTAGCTGTTATTGATATATCTATCTCGTAGTCAAGTCCGTACTCCTCTTGTATTTTTTTACAGTTTGAAAAACTTACATTACCTTTAAAACTATCAACAGTAGCTAAGCCTTTATAAATAATACCGCCCTCAGCGTCAGTAATAATATTATTGTTTAACACCTCGACGGTCTTGTCATAAAAAGCGTTAGCTATTGCTTTCGTCATTGATTTTGGGATATACAACTTTAACCCTCCTATATCTACTAAGTAACGCTACAAACCCAGTAAACAACTCCTCGTCGCTTGCTGTGGTAAAGTAGTTTGTTACTTGGTTGGCGTATGATATAGACTGTCCATTATCGCTAATACTACTAATAGCTTGGTCAACAGCGTAATTACCCTCGCTAGATATTTCTATCTCTTTTAGGCATTTCTTTAACCCAGTATTAACTATATTAGCGAGTATACGCTCAATTTTAGTAGGTACAGTATCGCTGTTAAGGTAAAGTTGTACTCTATCTCCAACCTCATTTATACAAAACTCAAGTAAATCGTTATCCTCAACACTTGGGTTAATTATATGTATATATTCTTTTATCCTAGCGATTTGTTTATCGTCCATATTAACACCTCCTTATAGTAGACTGGCTTTTCTAAATTATTCAGCGTTGTTTTCAACGTCTTTTTTATCAGCTTTTTTGTCGTCTTTTTTACCGCTTTTAATTTCTTCGTAAACATCTGTGTACTTTTCATATTGTTTGATAAGTTCTTCATTTGTTACGATTTCAACTAAACCAGTATTTTTATTTTTAAACTTTTTCATTTAATAACTCCTCCTTTGACTTTTTTTGTGTTATTTTCGCTTAATTAAGCATTAAACTTAATTAAGTCTGGCATAACAGCCTTTGTACCTTTTGAGAAAAATAACTCTAGTGCAATATCATTACTTAGTGGTATTTTTTCAGCGTCGTACTCGTCAGTAACAACTGGTTGAGCAACAGCACCGTCTATCATACAGATCATATCTTTAGTTTGTCTGTGATTAGAGAAAATACGTACTTGGTGGAAATAATCTTCTTTTAAACCAGTTAAAGAGTTTGGTACGCTATCAATATAATTTAATAATGCACCATATACACTTGGTTTAACAGTAACAACTAACATATCTCTATCTACACCGTCTACCCAGTCATTAACAGTAGTTTCAACACTTTGTATTAAAGCCTCCAATTTTTCTTGGATAGTACTAAAACCGCTTAGGTCTATACCAGTACCCTCAGCCTCAGCTTTAGCAAAAAATTGGTTATCAAGATAAGCTATCATACGTTTAGTATGATTTACTTTTCTCTTTTCAGCCATACCGTCTAAACCATATAACTTAATATCCTTTTTAGCGATTTCTTCTACAATTTCCTTATCAGTATCTACGTTAACAGTTACTTTACCATTATTTTTTAATTTATCTCCAGCTCCACCTTGTCTAGCTGTTCCTAAATCATTAACAGTAGCGTTTTTAAATCTATCAATTTCAACACTACCAGTACTTGGATCTCCACTATAATTTTTATTTTTAATTTGTTCACTAATTGCACCTTTTTGTACAGCCTCAATTACTTCTCCGTAAGTTTCGGCTAATTGATCTTTATTAGTATTATCAATATAAATACTTAAAGCGTCAGTTCTTGCCATATATACATCACTCCTTTACAATTTATTTTTAAAATCTACTAATTTCAAAATGGCATTTAAAAAGCGACTGTCCCACTATATTTGTGTTTGTTGTCGCCGTTATCATTATTATTTTTAGAAAAGTCTTTTGGCGGAGTGCCTTTTAACTTATCAGTTACACCAGTCTCTACTGATTTATTGTAAGTTTTTGCTAGTTTTTCCACGTTTTCTTTAGTTTTATTTGCGTCTAAATCAACTACAAAGTCCACTAAGTCAATAGGGATATTTTTAGCATTAAGTAACTCTTGAGCCTCTAAACGTCTCTCACGTAAAGTAATATCCTCCTCACGTGCTTTTAGTTCAGCCTCATATTTACTTTTAGCCTCTTTTTCTCTTTCGTCCTCAGTTAATTTAGCTTGGCGTCTCTCTTCGGCAATAGCTTGAGCGACAGCGTCTTTAATAGCTTGGTCGTTTTTTGCTTTTTCTTCGCCTCTAATTTTTCCAGCTAAATTATCCATATCCGCTTGAGTAAAAGTTTTTCCAGCCTTGTTGTCCTCCTTATTGCCAGTATCAGCTGTGTTTACTGGCGGAGTAATTTGTTTATTATCTTCCATAAGATAACCTCCTCCTATCCGTTTAACGCCCGTCGGCTAGTTTTATTTATAGGTCGCATTTTTAATAAAACTCGACCTATAAGCATAAAAATAAGACGCATAACATTAACAATTTGCGTCTTAATAGGTACTTATTAGCACCACTCCAATAACAAGGGTAGAAAACTCAAAGAAAAAGCCTCATTATTGGAGTGCTACCAATAAGATAGCACTTTTTAATACCTCCTAAACCTCACATAAGGTATCGTGTCTCGCCCCAGTAATAGATATATAAGATAATAAAGGAGATACGAGATCTATTGGCGAGATTTCCGCTTATTCTTTAAAAAAGTCAGCCCAGTAAGGGTTTTCTTTATCAAATATTTTCTTTTCCTCGGCGGTTAATTTTTGTGGGTAGTCTCTAAACAAGTTATATATTTTCTTTTTATCAAAACTAAATAAAAACTCGCCAACTACACCGATATTATCTATCCAATAAACTTTATCAGTTGGGTTATTTTTATAAAATATGTACTCGTTATTTTTCATATCCACCCGCTCCTTTTAACTGGTCTGTTGTATTGGTATTTATATATCCTAGTATTTCTTTAAACTTAGTATTATCTTTTTTAAAGTTTGCTACATCAACCAATACACTCTCAGTCTCTAACTTATTACCATATACGCTATGAGATTTTTTGCATTTAAAACGAGTTTTAAGTATCTCGTTGTTAAGTGGTTTATAACCATTTACTTTAGAGCTTTGTAACTCTAAATATTGCCAGCCGACATCTCTAGTATGTTTAATAATAGAGGCGTGAGATCCAGTTATTAAAAAATACTCTTTATCATACAAAGTATTATCTAACAATTTCGATATAGCTTTAAAATCATTAGTGTTTATTTCACTAAAGTATTTAACTCCTATATCGTCTAACATCTTACGCCAGTTAGCATTACGACTAAAGTAATTACAACTGTTACCACCTCTAAAGTCTGTTACATCATAACCTATTTTATTACCAATATAAGTAAGTCCTAGAGATACGCAAGATCCTTTTGTTTTATCAGCACCCGCTATTTTTTCTATTATTTTATCGCTTGTTAGTGGTTTATCTAACATAGATACTGGCTTATACTCAACGTTATTATTAGTTAATCTTGTATAAGTATCAGTATTTTTAATAGCTCTAGGTGTTTTTAACGTTCTCTTAGGCGTATCGACAACTGGTTTAGTGGATAATTGTACGTCTCGATTTGTTTGAGTGTATTGTTTGATCCAGTCTTTATAGCTAATATTGTCTATTAGCTCTGTTTTACCAGTTATAGGGTTTCTAGCTCTACGTTGTAAGTTTTTTTCCTCTTCTTTTCCTAAATATGCACGTGTTTTACTACGACAGTTAGGGTGTAGGGGAGGATAATTAACACCCTCCTCACGTTCGCTAAACTTAAATACTTTATTATCCATATCTTGGCATATTTCACTTGTCCTATTATCAAGTGTAGCAACAAAGACATATTTATCTAGTCCTAACTCTTCATACGCCATAGCGTCAACCTCATTATTAAAGTGGTTGGTTTCAGTTCGTATTAGTCGCTCAGCATAATATTTACTAACATTAAAGCGGTCTCGTATCTGTTTAGCTGTACGCTGTATACTTTGACCACTTAATAACGCACCTCCAAGTATCTCGCTTAAACTATTAGCTAATATATCTGTATTACCCCATATACGCTGGCTGTAATTTTTACCGCTCCAAGGATCACTTAGTAAAGCGTCTATCATACTATCGTCAATAGTAGAAAAATTAAAATTATAACCAGTACCCATTTGAGTATCGTACATTGTTTTATAATAACTTTGGTTAATTACACCTTTATAACACATTGTATTTTGTAACTCTTCTTTAGGGTATATCATTTTAGCCTTAGCATATATTTGAGCTTGTAATTGCTCTAGTCTTGAGATACGAGATTTATAATTATCTTTTATGTACTTATCCAGTCCTTGGCGTTTCATTTGTTCCCAAGTCTTTTTAGTCTCACTACGGGTAAGTAACTCTTTAAGTTTTTGAGTATCTAACCCAGTCTCTTTACTATAATTTTTATAAATACTAGCCAACTGTCTATCTATATCTTTGTAGGCTTGTTCATATACAGCCTTAACACGTTTTATATATTTATTGCTTGACTTTTCAGCCTCAGTAAGTCTTTTTAACGCCCTTTTATCCCAATAATTAGATGTCTTAGCCATAGACTAACACCTCCTAACTATTTACAACGTTATCAATATCCATTTGATTATCTTGAGTATTGTTTTCGCTATTTTCTTTAACATTAGCGTCTCCAATTTGATTTTGTTTATATAAATCGTCGTATGGATCACTAGGTTTAGCCTCGTCCTCTTGTTCTTTTAACTTAACTATTTCGCTAGCGTCTTTAACAAACGATAATTGAGTTATTAAAGTCTCTTTGTCTACAAAATCAGCTAAATTATTTATCATTTGGCTAGTTTCAAAATCATTACTTGGTAGATTTCTCTTAAATACAGCGTCTACCTCTTCGATAGGTACCTCTTGCATTTTTGACATCTTAACTAAGAAATTGTTATATAACTCAAAACGCTCCATTAGTCCTTTTTCCATATAACGCTCTTTATTTTTTATATTTTGCTCAAAAGCTAACAATTTATATCTAATTGCTACGCCACTTGAGTTATTAGCAAAATTTTCGTCGCTCATATTAGGTACCATACTTATTTTGTGTATATCGTTTTCAAGATTTTGTCTTAATATATCAACGTCGCCCTCTTGCAACGTCTTAACCAAGTACTCAGCTCTACCGTCAGCTGGTATATTTGCTAACATACGGCTCTCTTTTAGTTGTTCGGCTTGCTCCTCGTCAAAATCAAAACCATACATACATAAAATAGCGTCTACTAATTGCTCTTTATCGTTAACTCTATCACTTTGTAATAGGTTATATGCGTCAATTAAACTAATAACTGGCTCAAAATCTCCTAAAAGCTCTGGGTTATTCTTATAGCATATTAGAGGTACCTTACCAAAAGCGTGGTTTTTAGATTTACCTTGTTTTGTTAACGTTTTATCGCTACTTTTATAATGTATTTCTTGGTTATCGTCTACAAAAATAATATCCCAGTATTTAAAAGTATTACCTTTATAAATTGGTCTATAAATTAAACCAAAAAGTTTTTTATGTTCTACTGTATCGTCATAAACTATAACAGCGTTTTCGTCGTCGATTTCACAACTACGAGGCTCAGCGTTATCATTTGCATATACATACTCGTATTGATAACCAAAAATACTTATATCTTTAGCGATTTCGGTATCCAAGTCGTTTATAGTTTGTTTTTTATAAGCGTCTAGGATAGGTTGTATATCATAACTTGGCGTACCGTCCTCATTTTTACCTACTTGATAATCAACTGGGTTACCAAGTAAATAACCTACGTTAGTATCTGTAATATACTTAGCGTGATTTATCATAACTTTATTATTTTTAGCTCCGTTATCCTCTTTAGTACGATCAAATATACCGTGTTTACCTATATAATAATCTCCAAGTTTTTTAAGTCTATCTTTATATTTTTCATTATAATTTATAACATCATTTAAAACCGTGTTTGTTATTTCTGTATTTTTAGATAATGTATACATCTCACACCTCCTTATAGTCCAATAGGTTTAGCGTAAACCTTTGGCGTTTTAGTTCCTTTTATGTATTTATTTAACCCATAACGTATAGCGTCTATCGTATGGTTAAATGTATCAACTGGCTCATTGATATACTCGCCAGTCTTTTTGTCTTTTTTCCACGTATAGTTTTCCAACTCCTCAATAACTTTGTAACAACGCTCGTCTACTATTAACTCGTACTGTTGTATCCATTGGATACCGTGAATAATAGAGCCTTTACCTTTTTCGGTAGGCTCTATGTTAATACCTTTATCTTTAATCTCGTCAATACTCTTACGCTCAGCACTATCTCCAAAAGACTTATCTTTTGATAGTCCTAAGTCTATCATTGTCTCAGCTATCTCGTCGTTTTTCATACCTTTACGTACATACTCGCCACATACGTATATCTTTTTACGTATTGTGTCTATATATCCCCAAACAAGGGCGGACGGATCGTTAATATATCCAAAGTCTAGTCCTATCCAACGCTTTAAGCCCTCAACATCTTTATCGCTTATTATTTTAACCGTATATGTACCAAAAACTAATTTGTCTAACGTAGCAAACTCGCCTAAAGTATAGATACGATAATAAGCTGGGTTTCTATATTGCAACCTCTCAAGTTCAGCTACATACTCAGCACTTAAAAACTTATTATCTTTATATGTAGTTTTAATTATTTTTACATTTAAAGGTATCTCGCCAACAAAGAAATAATTGTATACCCAGTTTTTCTTTGAGATAGGGTTAAACATCAAATATATCTGTGGAAAATCAACCAACGCTCTTAAACGTAAGTTTAACTGTGTAAACTCGTCCTCAGTTAGTTCGGTTGCCTCTTCAACAACTATATCTGTTATACCGTCTATTGACTTAATCTTTTCCTCGTCGTCTAAACCTTTAAATATAAAAATAGAGCCATTAGGTAGCTCTATCTCAAAATCACTACGATTTATACGGCATTGATCATAATATCCACTATTACGTAGATGTGTTATAAACAACGCCCATATTGAGTGTTTTATAGTACGCTGTATTTTACGTATTACCAATACTGTACGTTTATATTTCAAGGCTTTTAATAATACCTTTTGTGTAGCTCCATACGACTTACCACTACCAGCACCACCCATATAGACCTCTATACGGTGTGTGTAGTCGTTTATACCTTTATAAACCCAGTCATTAAATATAGCGGGGTTTAAGCGTCTAGCCATTATCGGTATCGTCCTCGTCTATAAACCAGTCAGTATTAACCTTTTTGACCTCAACTTTTTCAATAAACCCACCTTTAGCCTTAGCCAGTAACTCACTAGCTTTAAGTCTATCAGCTTGTTTATTGCTTTCGTCGTTAAAAGTTTCAGTCCAAAACTCAAATATATCCTCAAGTGAGGCTATTGTTTTCTTTTTAATTTCTTTAGATAACTCTAAACGACGCTCATTGATAAGGTCTTTAAACTTTTTGCTGTTTTGGTAACCCATAGCTTTAAGATTATTATTGTTACCAGTATATCCAGCGTTACGAGAGGCTGTTGTATAGTCGTTAGTCTTGATATACTCGTCTATCCAACGCTCTTGTTTAGGAGTTAGTTTGTCGCCTTTTTTATAAGGTTTATAATCATAAGCCGACATAATACCACCTCCTTAGTTAATACTTATTTATTTTTAGTAGTTTTAGCTGGCTTTTCCTCAACATCTTTAGGTTGTTCAACTACTATTTGATATTTAGTGCCGTATAATGTGATAAAGATTTCTCCTTTATCATTTGGCTTAACTTTAATTACATTAGTCATAATAACCTCCTTTTAGTCTATAAAAAATAAGACACCTCTTTAAGTATCTTATTTCACTATACACTTTAGCACCTTTTTTACTATACTTTCACTATACATTTATAAAAACCTATTACTGTACATTTCTACTGTACACAAAATAAAAGTACCTAAAAATAGGCACTTTTTTAATATCGAGCTTGGCTGTCATAACCAAAAACGTTTATTTTATTTATGTATTTTTTAATCTTTTTATAGTAATTTTTCCATATTGTTTGAGGCTCAATACTATTTTTCTCGGCTATATTCTCAACAGCCTTAGTTATTTTTATACCTCTGTATACGATCTCATAAAATAATTGATACTCAATACCAGTCATTTTACTTAAACTATCAGCCATTGTATCAAGGTATCCTTGTAATTTATTTACGTTTTGTTGCTCATAGGTTATCTCCTCAGCTAAACTTTTACCAGTACCTAAGTCTATGTCGTGTAGTTCAGCTAGATAGTCAGCCATTTTATCGTTATTCTTTTCGCCACCGTCAATTATTATTTCTTTTAAATGAGATGTAATAGGAAAATACTTACAGTACAACTTTTCTTTACGATCCATAAGTAGATTTAACCTTGTTTTTGCCATTTCAAGCTCACATTTAGTATTAGTGTAGTTTCGTATAGCGTACATAGGCTAGTCCTCCTTACGTTGTAATTTCTTTTTAGTTGTTTTTAAATAATTGCCTACAATATCAGTAAAGACTGTCTCAAAATCATTTATTGTTTTAATATTATCCTCAACTACTTTAGCTAAATATTTATTAGCTTTAGTTTTAGATAGTCCACTATGCTTTTGAAAATAAGCCCATAAAAAGCTTTTAGCTATATCGTGGGCGTCGTCCTCAGCACGTTTTACAATAGTTTTAGTGCCGTCGCTCCAAAACAATATTGTAGCTCCGTCATTTATAATATATTTAGTAGGTAG